GAAACCTTGGAAACCTTGCCGGATAACCGGTCGGACATGTTCAAGGTCCGACCCTTCACCTTCCGGGCGGCAGGGCTTCATTGCTGAAACATCCCGCCTGCCAGTTCGGCCACATCTGCCTTCGTCCTGATCCGCGCCGATTGATCGAGGCGCGGGACAGGGTCGATCCGTTTTCCGCAAGGTCCGCATCCGCCAGCCCCGGCCGATTCGTCTCTAAGCGATCCGTCCGCACCATCTCTGGTGCGGGGCAGATGCAGCGTGTTCCTGTGTACCGCCTGACTTTCGCTTCAAGCTCCTCACGGTCGCGTTCGACCAGAAGCCGATGAGCTGTCGGTACACCCGGTGGCGGACGCGCCGGACCGCCGTGACCCGACACCGCAACCTTCAACGGTTTGCGGGCCAAGGCACAGCGGGCCGATGCGGACGGTAGAAGGGTTGCGCCAGCCGGTCCGAAACCGGCGCTGCCCCTTTTCCCGTACCACCGGGGAAATCGCTGCCAGACCCCGATGGTGAAGGTTTGCGTATGCCTTCACCACCAGCGCCGGTCCCGCCTCGCCGCAACGCCTTGCGGTGTATCCGAGGGCGGAACGGGGAGATTGTGCGGGTGATTCGCACGCCGTGGAGAAAAGTGCGGGGGGATTTTTTGAGGTTCTTGCGGGCTTTTGGGTAAGGTGTTGATTTTGTTGGGGAGTATTTTGCTGGAGAGGCTTAAGGGTGTGGCTTACCCCCCTTGTAACTTCCCTTCACCGTCCTTTGGCGTTTTAATGCCCTGTGCGGTGGCGGATGTGAGACCGAAGCCCCTTAGGGACTGTGGCGCGGCGCGACCTTTGGCGCAAACTCGCGTCAGCTTTGGCACACCAAAACAGACGCTTGCATATGTGGCGCGGCGCGGCCTTCTGGACAAAACGGCGTTAGCTTTCGGACACCAAAACAAACGCTTGCCTACCTGAAGGCTTTTTTTAGATTCCTTGTTGGCAAGGGATTCTTGTTGCCACGTCTTTTCTCGCTTCAATGTGATACTCGTCCGACCGATACTCAGGAAAGCCGAATGAGACCCTCTTCTCAAGCTCTGCGAGGGCCAATCCGGGTCGGGAAATATCAAGGCCCTTCAAAATGTCCGGCCCATATCTCCACCACTGAATTTGTAGAAGGCGATCAACGATCTCTTGATCAAACTTCATCCTCAAGTGCCGCGCGGGCACTCCCGCATGAATCTCATAAGGCCCAACGTCTTTGACTACCACCGATCCCGTTGCGATGACCGCGCCGTCGCCGATATGAACCCCACGAGCAATTGTTACGCGCCCGCCTATCCAGACATCATTCCCAATGACAATCTTTTTCTTCGTCGATTTAGCAAGATCATCGCGCAGCAACTTCACCTGTTTCTCTCTATCTGGATCAACGCCGAGACTATGAAAACCCGATGCCCATTCTGAGTCGAAGTCAGGAAAAAGGATGTGGGGTGAAAGCGCTTCGATTGAGTGCTCTGGATATCCGCAGACCAAATCTGGTCCTATTGCGCAGAACCTTCCGATAGTTTCGATATAACGAAGAGTAGCGTTTGAGTTGATGTATGTAAAAGCCCCAATACGGCCAACGTCGCCATACCTTCCACCCTCAATTCGGACGGGGGTTTCAACGATACCCGTCAGGCGGCTACCGAAAGCGCCCCAATGCGTATCGGCGCGGACATCAATCCCATTGGTCTCCGGCGCACCTGTCGGTAACGCCGGGCGTGCAGGGTGATATGATCCTTGTCGTAGTAGCATTTTGCCTCCCTGTATTTTTGCTACAACTACAACGATACATCAAATGCAATCAACCCACGGGGGCTTTAATCGCCGACATGTCAGCGTCTACTCGAACCTCACCGCAAGACAAGCAAGACAGATGGGTAACTATTCCATCTGATGCTTTTATTTTTGCATGGGTGGACCCGCATTTTTCGCACTTGGGGTCTACCTTCACGCCGTTAATCTCATACATTTTCGGTTTTCCTTTCAGTTCATACCGAGGTGTTTTTCCATATTCGACAATCGCTGCTCTTGACCGCGAAGAATGAAATACTGAAGACCGCTGTCTCTGAAGCTGTAGACGCTACCGGCTGCCTTCGTCGGATGGATGACAACCTCCTTCAAAACTACAGTATTTGGGGGCACCAAATGGTCGATCGGTAGCCTTGCGTCGGGCAGCGTAACGATTTGACCGTCATCCAGCCTGAGGAGAACACCGTCTGGAAGCTTCCCAACAGTAATTCCATCATCCACATGTTCTTCGATGATATCCCGAACTTCTTCCTCCGCGTTCCACTCATCGAAGCAAATGAAACTGTACGCGAATGGCTCCAAGTGATGGGCCTCCATGATTTCTATAACGCGCTGGACAGTGAGACCGACATGCAAACGTGCTGCCTCACCTTTCTCCCGAACCGCATCTTTGAATTTGAACACACCAATTTCTTTGGCGATCTGAGCGGATGCGGCAAGCTCCGCATCTGTTAAGGACGAAACTTGCCAATCTTCGTTTACCGGCGAGCCGTCTCGCAGAGCTTTCAACATCGCGTCCGACGTGTTGATAGTTGAGGTAGCGGCATAGACCACCGAGAAGCGGTTTGACGCTTGACCTATAGAGTGGGCGTTGTCGGCGTTCGGATAAGCATTGCCGTAAAAGACCGCGTTTCCAGTGGCCGGGATAGAGAACAGCGTTGTGCCTGACGTATTCAGCACCGAAAATGCATTGCTGGTCGCAATCAAAAGGGAATTTGATGGCGAGCGTGAAATGGTGACGGCCGTTGGGTTCGCGTCATACCCCAGATAGATCCTCGATGTAGTGGCCTGAACGTCAGACAAAAACCGAGCTTCGTTATAGGGTGTCCTGAAGTATCTGTTCGACAGAGAAGAATTGCTGAGAATCGTATCGCCATATTTGATGGGCAACCACGTCGAGAAAAAGGGAACCTGGCTTTCCAAAATCGACAGCAAATTGTGGTTTGTGGTAGAGGCAAGCCCACCAAAGCAGTTCGTAGCATCAGCTTCACCGATGATGGTTCCATCATGCTTCATTACGTAAGGCTGCGGGTTTTCTATCATGCATCCGAAAAATGCGTCACGAGCGCTTCTATCGATGCGCACGCAGAATGGCGCATATGATTGGAACCGACAATTGATGTAGCGATGCCCATGGATCGCCTTATTGCCGTTGACTGCAAGGCCGTCGATATTGAAGGCACCGCCGACATCCCAGTCGTCTGCTACGCTAGGAGATGCCTTCATATCGAACAAACGTTTGCGGGTATGATGAGTGCCGCCGAAAATTTGGCAGTTGATCATCTGGAAGTCTGACCAGCCCCAAAGCCCGCGAGTGTCAGCTACCGTTTCGCCGCGAAGCTGATCGTAATAGGCGGGACCGTAATCGGTGCCTCCGGTAGCGGGCTTCGCACCCTGAATGTTCACACCCCATCGACCACCAGCGGTGAATACCTGATCCATCAAGCATCCGTCACCACCAGTTCTAGCTACGCCTTGCGGATATTCAAATCCGCGCGGGCTAGAAAAGCGCGGCGTCAACTCACTTTGGGTGTTATCGCCCCAGATTTCTGCCATTCGAAAATAGCCAATGGACGCAACCCGACGAAGGGAAACGCCAAGGCGGCTACCGATGAATATGCCGACATCATAATCTGCGCCGAGATTATCCACGCTATCGGTCAACTCACTGGCTGGCCCACCGGCTGGCGGCTCGACATAAAGCCGAATAGCTACGCCTTCGATCTGCACTCCATCGTTCTGGATATTCAAAGCTACCGATAGCGGGCTGTCTTGTGGATCAGCCGCACTAGCCCGGTGGCGGATGCGCGTTCGAATACGCTTTGTGCCAACCCCCTTGAACAACAATGTTGAAGCATCTTGCCAGTTAAAAACAGGGCTCGACCAAGATGGCGTTATTGCACCGTTTACCCACTGGGCCGTGTTACCGGTGTAGCCGAAGCCCATACCTACGCCAACAAACCTCTGTCCTCGCGTTATAATTTCGAGTTCATCATTTAAAATGGCATAGGCACCAAAGTCGATATAAACGGTTCTGCCGGTATCAAGCGCCCGCTGAATGAACGGATAATTGTTGGTTTTGGACGTGTCTGCTCCGAAAGCCCGGATGTTTACACCACCGTTGTGGCCGTTGATTTGCTGAAGCAGCACACCGCCAGCCGTTGACACATGCCAATCGTTTCGCAAGGGCGAGAGGACTTCATAGACGAATGGGCCTGCCTCTACTCGACTTCCGTCCGATACTACAAACTCCGCCCCAACCGAGTAGCTGAGAACTTCTCTGTTGTCGTCAATCAACGCGGTGACTGTTTTGAATGTTGCCATCGAAACGACACCGCTAGCCGCCGACTCTGCTCTCGCTGCTGCTGCCTCTGCTGCAGCCAAAACAGCTATGCTCGTTTGATCGCTTAAGAGGCGGAGCACACTGTCGGCGACTAGAGCGATCAGCATCATCCCCTCAACTAGGCCACCTTCTGAGATATCAAACCCAGTCATAGTCTTGATGGTAAACGTCTTTTGCCCGTTGACAGTCACAGAAACTGGCGACGTTGTATTCGTCTCAGTTATAGGCAGCACAACCACGAGACCCTCGATAAGAGGAACCTTTGAGGTTGCTAAAATTGAATTGGCGCTCCCAGCTCCCGCATTATGCAAAACCGAAATCGAATAAGGCAGTGGAAGCGTCCAAACCCATTCATCCCCGGTCCACGACCAGACACCATTGTTGTCAGCATCCGGGTCATTGAACACCCACGCTGAAACCTTATCCGTCAGTATGGCCGCTTTCAGCGCCACTTCCGTGGCAAACAGCGGTGCCTGAAACCCTGCCAGATCGAGCGGCGACGTTGCTGCCAGTTGCACGGCGAGATCAGTTGTCGCCTGCACGCCGGTCGATCCGTCGCGGTTCACGATAATTTCGTCAGATACGGCGGTCTGGTAGGCGATATTCGTCGTCATAACGGGAGGTAGGATAGCGTTCATGATGTCCTCAAAGGATGGTCACGGAGAAGGGACCGGCGACGGGGCCGGGAATGCCATCTGCGTTTTGGGGTTCAAGCCAGAAGTAATGGATGCCTTGGGCAAGGCAGGTGGATGTTTCGAGATAGGTGACAGCGTTATCGACCGATCCGGCAAAGGAGGCGGAGGCAGCAAGCGCGAAGGTGTTGTTGCCAGTGACCGCCTGAATACGGTCGCTGAAGGTGCCGTTAGAGGTGCGGGCCGTTCCGTTGCGGGTCGATCCGCCCAGCAGCTCTGGCGTGATATTCCCGGCTGTCACATCTGAGAGCAGGAAGGAAATTCGGTAATACTTGCCACTCTCTGCGGCGAGTGGTTGCGAAAGCGTGCTGGCCGTCCCTGCTGTTTTGGTTGCCTTTCCGGCTGGGATCGCCCAGCCGTCGCCAGCCGTCCAAGTGCCTGCATTGTCCATTGCGCCGTTCAGCAACAGGTTCTGGCGCGTGGTGTCGCCCACGGGTGCGGTATAGCTGCGGGATGGCTGGACAGTCAGAAGCGATACGGCATCAGTCGCACGATTAAGAACCGACGAGGTGGAGCGGTAGAGCTGGACTAGCGACACATTCGCATCGTCGCCGGTGGCGAACTGGACAACAGCCGCACCGAGCAATGCGCCCACGGTGACCATGCTGGATGGCAGAGCAGTCGGAATGCCGATATCGTCGGCACCTACCGTAAAGGTGATAACCGCTGTGAATGCTCCCGGCGTTCCATTGCCTGATAGCGCACGGGCGCGCATCTGAACCACCGCACCGTTCACGTACATCATGAGCGAGCCGCCGCCGTCCGCAGCGGGAACGGTAATGGTGTTCCAAACCGTCGCGCCATTAGCCCGGTGCTGCACTTCAAACGTGGAGCTTGGCACAGAGCCGCTGCCAGCCTGTATGAGATAATCGATGCGATTGACTTCATCGGTGCCGGTGAAACCGGATCGAATAGAGCTGAAACGCGGCGTGGGTGGAAGCAATGCGCTTTCGGGGATTTCAGCACCGGCGCGACCGGACCACGGCGGAATGACTTCAGCATCCAGCAATTCGTCAATGATTGGGGCTGCGTCGATCAGTCGAAGATGAGACGAGAAGTCCTCGCCCGCCTCGACACCTGTCACCACTACGGGATAATCCACTGTGGAAGCCTCACCAAAGTGGATGAGATCACCGGCAATCGGCATTTCGCCAATGCCGTTCACAAGCAGCACGCTTTTCTCACCGGGCGTTTTCACCAGCGTTCTAACGATGGAGCTGCCTATGGTGTCTTCAATGGTGAGGCCAGTGCGAAAGCGGACAGCGTAGCCTTTGCCGTCTTCCATGGTCACGACCTCATCAATCTCGATGAAGCGGCCAGCCGTGGATTTCACGCGGGCCGCGACCTGGACACGGTTGATGATGTCGCTGGAAAGCTGAACGAGGTCGCCACGGGTTGCGACCCGGATCGGGCCGTCCTGCGAGACTGTGTACACGTCTGGCCTGTGCGTCGCCTCGTACATGCGGCGACGCGCTTCCAGATAGATTTCGTCGGGGTCAGTTTTCCCCGGTAGCTCCAGCTCTTCCAGAAGCAAGAGGCTTCCAGCTTCTTTGCCCGGCCATGGAACGATGCGTTCCGCCGCTTTATAATCGTTCGTCGCATCCTGAAACGATACGCGGAAGCCATCGGGTGGCTCGACGTAAGAACGGGAAATCCGCAGATCATAGCTGTTTCGTGGGCTGACGTGGTCAACCCTAAGCTTGTCGGGGCGATCAATTGTCACGGACCATTTCAGGCCATCATGACGTGGACTGCCACGGCCTGCGGCGGCGATCTCCGTCAGGAGGTCGCGGAGCGTGGTGGTTTTCTCCTCGATAACGCGATCATATTTCAAGTCCTTCAGGCGGCAGAAATCGTGCCAGTCCGCCAGCGCTTCCAGATCAAGCGCAGTATCTGAAACGGCTTTTGGATTGGCGGGTGACTGAAAGACGTAGCGGTATAACGAAGCCGGATTTTTGGTCTCCCGCTCGATCCATGCCCCGCTCGTATGCTCGTAATCAAGGCAGGGCCGTGAAACCAGTGCGTTGAAATTGTCGAGCTGACCGTTGAGCTGATGTGTCGCTTTAATGCGAAGTGCAACAAGCGCCAGCGGGTGCGGAAAGTTCAGCGGATATTCCGGGCGAATTGTCTGCAATCCTGCCCAGCTCGTGCGCTGCTGGATTTTTGAATCGTTGGTTTCTGCCGTTAGCATCGTGCAGCTGACCTGCCATCTGCCACGAGTCGGAAAGGTCCATGTGTGCTGGCGATAGAAAGCCTCTAGCTTGCGGGCGCGTACCGTGATGGTTTTGACTGCCTGCCATTCTTCAGCGTCAATTCGGCGCTGATCGATGCGGATAGTCACGGTATGATTGACCGGATTACCCTTGTCATTGAACCGGACGAGGCCACCCGGCCACGCGAGAATGACGCTCGCGCCTGAAGCATCGCCACCGGTGGTTCTGACAACACGATCTTCTTCAGGTGAACTGCCGCTGATGATTTCACCGCGATCATCACGTGGATACGGCATCAGCAGTTCAGCGCCGACGCTTTCTTCCATGACTTGGCGCGGAAACATCGAAAGAGGCTCATCGTCGGGCCTGCCTTCTCGAACCTGAATATCTACCTCGTCATATTCTGACAAAGATGTGTCACCGATCTGGAAACCAGAAAGGGAAAGCGGCCCGTATCCGAAGCAAAACAGGCAGCGCAGATATTGCCAGTCGCCAACGATCTCGCTGTAAGTGTAAGCCCCGAACGGCGGCGCATAGCGCGTGGTGCCAAGCGGAAGGGGAACGGCGGCATCAGGCTCAAGTCGGTTACGCCATCCGGTGATGCTGTACCGATTTTCGGCGTTAAGAGATTGCGGCGGCTTGGGCGGCGGTATCAGTGCGTTGATCAGGAGATTGCCGATCACGGTCACGCCAAGACCAATCAAGCCTGCCGCAAGGCCCGTGGAGATACCGAGCGCACTCGCCACCGGAATAGCCCAGAACTGACCAAGTGCGACCGCTGCGATGGCGACGACAATCGACAGGATCGATTTTAGCGCATTCTTTCCCGGCACGATGCGAATGACGACACGAACGCCCTCACGAGGACGAACCGAACGCCAGTGTTCCGCAGCAATGATGATGGAGCCGCGTTCGCTGACGATGGCAACACGGCAATGATGCCAGTCGTTAGAAGACAGGTTTGGCAGCGCGGCTCTAACGATTTCCGCTATGGTTGAGCCTACAGGCATGGCGATGTCGATGCGCCCAGCGGCTGGATCAATCATCGGCGCGGCAAGCACAGGAATGAGGGCCGTTTGCGCGGGCATCAATCTGCCCTCGAAATCATATTGACGTGGCGATATGTGCCGGTGTGCCGATGACCCCAAGCACCCGAACGGTAGCTTTCCACCTTGGCGCAATCGTCTTCGGCCACGTGGATCATCAGGCCGTGATGGACCACAATCCCGACATGGGTATCAAGTCGGCCGCGACGGAAAACGGAAATATCAAAGGCGATGGCGATACCGCTGACTGGCATCCACAATGGTGATGTTGTGGCACCGGAAACCAGCGCTGCGATTTCGCCATGCTCTTCCACCGAACCGTAACCGAGATAGTCAGGCAACCGAATGCCAAGCTCCTCGCGGTAAATGGTGCAGGCCAGCCCCCAGCAGTCGCAGCCGTCGCGATCTCTCCCGAATTCCAAATAGGGAACACCCACGAAGCGGTCGCTCCAATGCTGATCTATAACGCGGTTCATGGAATTCATTTGTGCAGCCCCGGAAATGTTCTTGCGGTCATTCGGCCACCCGGCACGTACTCCAGCTCAATCTCCTCCCGGCTGATCGAGAGTGAGATTTCCCCGGCATCGATGTCGGCAGAGATGATGTTGAGATCGGTGTATTCGGCTTCGATCAGGTTCGGTGACGAGGCCATGACCACCGCCATGTGGATCGTCGCGGGTGACGTGAACGAGCGCACCAGATTGACGATTTCCTGATCCAGATTTTCGAGGACGATCTGTGCTGTCGCTGGAGCATCCTCCAAATCGGAAGGCATGACTGCTGACGCGACGATCCACAAAAAAGGATCTCGGATCGGATTGGCACCGCGCCATGTGGAGCGTGTCCCGTAATAAAGAGGGTCGCTCGAAAGGCGTTCGGTATTATCAGTTGAAAGCCGGATAGGCTTTTCCAGTTCGGGATGCTCGATCTGAAACAGCGCGACATAGATTTCAGCTGATGCCTGTGCATCCTGCGCCATTCGAGCGTTGAAGCTGACGCGTCTCATGGGCGCTTGTCCAGAAGGATCACACCATCAGGATTACTTGCGCATCCGAGTTTCGGGCAGGCTTCATAATTGTGGTTTTGACCGCCGCAATAGGCGCAACGAAGATGGAGACGGGCAGTGCTGCCGCCCCATGTCTTTGGGCAATACTCGTAATTATGCTGGTTTGAGCCGCAGTAGGTACATCTCATGGCATCACCTCGACTGAAAACGAAAAACGGAATTCGACGCCCTGAACAGTTTCCACCGGTAGGCTTCCGCCAAAAGTCACGAGCCAACGCCGCGCCATGAGAATGCGGGCACCACCACTGGTGAGCAGCGCCGCGCCGTCGCTGGTTCCGAGCGCCCAACCTTCCGTGGTTGGATCGGGCATCCAAAACAGCAATGATCCGCCTTTGGTGTCGCGCTGGAAGAAACGGTCGAACCGTTCCTTGCCGTTGCGATTGACGACGATGGATAGGGATACCGTGCGCGAGGCAGACGAAAAACGGCGGCGGTAGCTTACCGGGCCAGCATCAGACCGGCGCTTCAGGCGCGCATCCTGCGGGCTGGATTGCCATGTGCCGCGTTCGGGTTTTGGGAGGTCAGTCGGCCAGATCGGGTGCGTCATCGTCTGATCCCCGGAGCCTTCAGCCTGAATTCACGCTGCATGGCGTTGCGCATAGGGTTGCCACGCTGACTGACGGTTGCCGCAACCTGTTGACCGATGGACATCGTGACCTGACGGTTGCCCCTGTTATCGGTGGTCTCTTCCGTGCGGACTTCTTGACCGGAGTAATTATTCACAGAGATGGACACGCCCGAAGCGGCGTTAGAATTGGCAGCGACAGCGGACGGATAGACAGAACCGGCGCTGACATAGCCGCCAGTATCGTAACCGCGCAGCAAGCCCTTGTGCATCGCATCCAGCTTCGGCACGCCAATCTTCTGAACAGCCTTTTTTGAGAATACGAACTCGTCAGCATGAACCACGCCCGCAATGTCTTTCGTCTGGCCGGGGCCAGTCCATCCGCCCACATCAAAAAGGCCGGCGCTTCCAGATGCGATTGCAGCCGCCGTCTGCGGTGACGCATTGAGGATCGACTGGTTGAGGCCACCGCCGAACAGGCCTCCGAACAGCTTGCTGAAGAAACCACCGATGCCGCCGCCGCCAGCGCTGGGAGCCGATGGAAACAAGCTTGTCAGGTTCTGGCCGAACTGACTGAAACCCGTACCGAGATTGCCGAGGCCTTGCGCAGCGATGTTGGTGCTTTGCGTTGCCGAGCCGAGGGCAGCATTGAATTTCTGGACATAGGCAGTGCCTGACGTGCCGAGTATATCTTTTGCTGTCCCGCCACTACCAACAGAACCCGGACCGCCAAACCATGCCTGCGCTGCACCGGACGCGCCGTATTTCGAGGTGTAGCCACCGAATATTTTCTTGAATACGGCGTCCTGCGCAGATGAATTACCGAGGAATTGCTCTGGCGTGAGAGACTGGCCGAGTGCCTGTTTCGTCCATGATGGAACATTTGCCCCCATGACCTGATAGGCACCATAGGCACGGTCGCCGGTGCGGGTGATCGGGCCGAGTGCATTGTAGTTGCCACCGCTCTCAATCGACTTGATTGCCTTGGCGTAGGCATCCATCGAACCGGGGAACTGCAAAATGTTGGAGTTGTCATTCGCGGCATTGTTGCCGAGGAGGCCACCAAGACCGCCCGCCATGCCACCGTTGATCATAACGCTGGCTGCTGTAACGGACATGGTGCCGACAGATTGACCGAGCGCCTGGCTAACGAGTGAGGCCGGGTCTTTCTCGCCGCCGCCCATCAACCGCGTAAAAATACCCGTGATGCCGCCGATGTCGTTTGCGGTTCCCTTGTTAGTGCCAAGAAGGGCGTTGCTCAGGTTTGCCTTGATGTCGTCTTTGACAAACCCGGTCAGGGCATCTTTCACGGCATCGAGCGCGCCGCCCAAGTCACCATCGGAAAGCTTGTCCACGACACCGCCAATCGCGTCTTCGCCAGCTTGCTTAACGCGGTTCCAAGCATCCTCCTGCCTTTCAATTTCCCGTGTCAGCTTTGCAGTCTCGACAGCCTTTTCACGCATTAGCGCGGCTTCCCGGCTGGTCGTTGACAGGCCCATGCTTCTGATGCGCTGTTCTGTCTCCAGAAGGGCTATCGCCTCGCCCCGCGTCGATGCGCTCGCGCCGACAAGGTCTTTTTCAAGCCGGAGCTGTTCAAGCTTGTCATTCTGGCCCCGCATATATTCCATAACGGAAGCGCGTTTTTCCTCTGCGGCAAGGCCCGCATAGCCAGAGCGTAAATCTTCGACTTGCTTCAGAAGCATGGCCTTTTCATCGCCTTCGGCTTTGGCCGCAGCGGCGATCAACGGGCGAAGTGCTGCTTCTTCCTGAAGCATGCGATTTGCATCGGCAGACGTGATGGCACCGGATGCTACCAGCGAATTCAGACGACCACGCGTCTCGACTTCCACCTTCATGTCGGCAGCTTGCGAAGACGCCGTCGCGATTGTTTCCTCGATCACCCGGTTGCGTGCGCGGGCCGCTTCGGTCGCAATTGTTTCGGCAGAAACTTCCTGATCCGCCATTTGCAGGCGGGAGCGGCGCGCTTCCAGTTCGGCGCGCAAAAGCGGGTTTCGCTCATTGGCGATCTGGATTTCAAGCCGGTCTAGCTCGTTAGAGCGCTGCTGACGATTGATCAGCGCATCGAGCACACGCGTTTTGGCGTCGATGGCAGCATTGTTTTGGGCTTCATCGACACCCTTCAATCCGCTGCCGCTTCTAAGTGCGGCAATATCATTGCGGAGTTTTTGCTCCTGCATACTCCGGGCATTGGCAGGCGATGCCTCATACAGGGTCACGGCTGCAACGCTGCGGCGGTTTTCTTCCGCTGCCCGCTTTCGCTCGGCGGCAGCTTCGTCTTGAAGGCGCTTTTCTTCTTGCAACTGCTTCAGCCTAGCGGGGCTGACAATGTCCGCTGTCGTGAACGGATTGAGCAGATCGCGGAAACCCAGACCTGACGACAGACGCTTTTGCGCCGCTTCAGCTTCTGCAACCTGCTCGTCCAGCGTCGGGCCGGAAATCTGACGATCCAGAAAGCTACCGACATTATCGAAAGCGTTGCTGGCACCACGGGCAACAGCGTCCCATGCCCGGCCAAGTGCGGTTGTCGCCTCGCTGGCGTCAGCAAGCTGACTTGGTAGGGCCTTCAGCAACACGGCCTGCGCTTCGGACTGGCGGTTCTGCGCGGCAAGATTAGTTGCTTGACGGGCGGTCGCCGCGTCGATCAGGCCATATTTCTGGTAGAGCGTTTCAGCAGCTTTTGCGGGGTCTGCAAACATTTCGGCCAGCATCGACCCGGCTTCAGCCGTGGTGATGCCCATAGTCGCGCCGAAATCCTTGGAAACACTGATCAGGGCTTCGAAGTTCTGCGAACCAATCCGGCCCGTGCGCAGGAACTGCGCTTCCATGGTGCGGGCGGCAGATGTGGAAATTCCGGCCACGCTGGCACCGGCCTGCGCGGCAGCTTCCATGTCGGCCGCGCTGCCAGCAACAGCACGACCGAGGCCAGAAGCAGCGGTTTCGACTTCCTTGGTAGATCGCAGATATCCGCTGTAGGCGATAGCGCCCAAGGCAACAACTGTGGTCAAACCCGCAATACCGACAGTCAGAGGCGTGATGGCACGGGCAGCGCCACCAGCGATGACACGAAAATCCTTCAGCGCTTCATTCACGCCGCCCTGACCAGCATAAAGCTGCGCGATCTGCGGGAGCTGCTGGGCCGCAATCATCGGCAAAGGCATTCCACCGGCAATGCCCTGTCCAATATCGAATGTCTGATAGGTCAGGTTCTGGCGGCGATTGCGGTCGCGGCGCTCGTTATCGTTCGCCGGTGGAACTGGCGGGACAGGTGGCGCGGGTGGAGCTGGCGGTGTTGCTGGGTTCTGCGGCGACTGCGGTTGCGTCTGGCGCGGCCTGCGGCCCGGTGTCGTCGGCGTGACAGCGCCAGAGGCTTCCAACGCTTCCTGCCGCGCCTTGGCTTCCGCCTTTGTCAGCGCATTGGTGACATCGGCATTTTTGCGGGCGGCTTCTGTGTCGCGGTTCATCGCCGCTGCTTCCTTGTCAAAGGCAGCAGCGGTTTTGGTGACCTCATTTCCTAACGCGGCAACATCGTTGCGCAGTTCGTTGGTGGCATTCTTCGCAGCAGCGGCTTGCGCCCGGAAGATCAACTCGAATTCCATCTGTCTGCTCATTCGGGCGCACCTCTCAGAACAGACCGCGCCTCAAGCTCCATAACCTGAAGATCGGCAAAGACAGCGTTAGGGAATTCATATTGGCGAAGAACGATGTCGACGGCGACGTAATCAAGACCAAGCCAAATGAGCTTTTTGGCACCGGCAATCACCCGCCACTGCGTTTCGCAGGCGAGAAATGCGAGCACACTTTCCCAGTTGGTCGCAAACACCTTGAATGCCTCATCTTCTTCGGAAGTGATGTCGGAGGGGTCGATTTCCATACCCATCCACTCGAATTGCGCCGCCACGTCTTCATCCAGACTGGCGACACTAGCGGGATCGGGGCGGCCCATTTCGGCATAGGCCCACGCCCGTGCCGCCGCCTTCAGTTTCCCAAGCGGGCTTCGTCGCCCCTGAGACTTTCGGAATAGGCCTGATAGACGCCTTGGCGGAACCAACTGATGTTGAGCGCTTGCGTCACGGTTTCAGGAGTGAACGCGATAGCGCCACCGTCGTTGTCCACGACATCGTCCCAATTCTTGCAAACCTTGGCGAGCTGCTTGACCTCATGAGCCTCACGCTCACGCTGTGTCGTCAGCTTATCGTGTGCTTCCTGTGCGGCGATCGCCTCTTCACGATGCTGCGGCTCGAACTGCATTTTCAGCGTGCGTTCGAGGATTTTGCCGGGTTCGTCAGGATGCGGAGCACGCACCGTGACAGGCCACCAGTAGCTGTAGGTTTCTGCAAGAACGAATTTCATGTGGTTTTCTCCTGAAGGACTTCGAAGGGTGAAAAAGGCGGACGGTTACTTGAAGGTGATTTTCAGTTCGTCCAGGCCGTCAACCGGGCATAGATCGAGCGCCAGCGAATAATTCGTGATGCCGTCCGTTTGGCCTTGTGTCGGTTCCCCGACTTCGACGGCGGGCGCGGTGATCTCGACAATATTTCCGGCGACGGTTCCGTGCGTGATGGACAAATCCCCGCTTTCCCGCGTCAGCGCCTTGTTGAACCAATTGGTGGTCGCAAGTTTGCGCGCTTCAACCACGGCTGTGCCAGTGGCCGAACGATTGGAAATCAAAACCTTTTCGTCACCGATCAGGAAGCGCGGCGTCAGCGTGTTTCCGACATCGAGAGACAGGCTTTCCGCAACTGACGGCCAGCCGTGCAGCAACATCTGGGTGTTGGCCTTGCTGACGTGAAGTGGCTTTGCCCAACCCGCTTTGCTGATGACCGGCATTGCGGCGATATCGGTGATCGTGCCGAGCATGCCGACAATGGTGGTTCGCCATTTTGGATAGTTTTTTGGCTGGTAGTTCGGCGCGAAATTCGCCTTCGCACCAACGAATATGTGCCGCACCTTGTCGGAGATGAAGTAGATCGTGACCGTTTCGCCACTTTCTTCAATGATCGTGTAATCAACCTTTGTGCCGGCAGTTACTGTTTCAGCAAAATTGGCAGCACGAAGTAGTGAGCTATATTTCGGTGGCGTTCCGGCTACACCGGAGCCTGTTAACTCGATATCCCCTTCGATACGGCCATAAATACCGGCGAGGACAACACCCTGATTACCCATGTAGGGCAACATCAGATCGCGAGAAACACGCTCACCTGTCATCGGGGTGAATGTCACGTTGGACATGATGATGGCATCGGCAGCAACCGGTTCGGCGTCCTCGCCGGGATCGGTTTCGATCTTCGACAGAATGCCGAGCTTACGGTGAAAACGGGGTTCTTCAGACATTGCGGCCTCTTTTTACTAGAGCGGCCTTTTCGACCGGTTGCGGGATTTCAGGTTCAAAGGAGGTGACGGAAGGCTGAATGGCGGCTTCCGTCACTTTGGTGATCGCCCCGGTTTCGGGATCGCGGACGTACTGCCCGCCGCTTGTTGGCTGGTTCATGGTGTGTCCTTGGCTGTGAGGTAACGGGACGTTTCCCAGATGCCGACGAAGATCGTCACGCCGTTAGGCATGGGCGTGGGTTCGGTCCCAACAAGCTCGCAGGGATCGCTGCCATCGGTCGGCTCCCAGCCGGTCAAGGCATCTTCGATCTCGCCTTTAAAACGGTCGAATTGTTCAGCACGCATCTTGCCGGTGTTATCGCTGTGATAACGAAGGATGGTCGCGACGAGAAAGCGCACCTGAACAAGTTGGCGGTGTCCGGTCGCAAGTCTGTTCGGGCTGGCCTTTTCAGGCTGCGGGACAACAAATGTCGTGGTGCTGGCGCGTTGAACGCCCTTGGCAACAACGTCCAAATCTTCGGCAAATTCGACGCTGGCAAGGGAAGGAGCGTTAGATTGCAGTTGCTCGATAATGCTTACAAACATTTCCAGCCCCTCAAACCGCGAGCGTCGAAAACTTCATCTGGTGCGGAAAACATGACGGTGCCAGAACTGGAAGCAGGCGTTTCGACGCCAGCGACAGGCAAGGAAATCTGGCCGCGTGCGACCTTTTCAAGGGACGCGATAGCCCGCTTGTAGTCCTCTTCCACATATTCCGGTGGTCCCTGATAATGCAGGCGGTGACGCGCAATATCGATTGCCCACGTAGTGACGAGGTCGGGAACGGAGGCAAAGGGAAGGCTGTATTTTGTGCCGACATAGCCGTTCACCAGATTGTCGGCATGTTCTAACGCTTCGGAAATCACATCGGCATCGATCTCGCCATCGCGATCACGGTCGGCAATCTGCCGGATCTCGCTTTCACCGGCGCGGGCTATCAGATCGGCAAGCGTGGCATAGGTCACGGGCGGCACCAGAAACGTTAGGAAATGGGGTGAAAACGAGCGGGCAGAATGATGTGGCAATCTGCCCGCTCGAAAGGTCCGGCTTGCGAGGCTTCGGAGCGGACCTTATTTCGCGGTCTTGGCAGGCTTCGGCGCGGTGGCGTCCGCCAGTTTTCGTTCAGCTTCAGCGCGGGCAGCTTTCTCGGCAGCAAGATCACCGGAGATTTCCGCCGACGCTGTTTCTGCCGTCACCGCACGATTTACGGCGTTGGCGAGGTCGGCAGTCAGGGTGGTAATGGAAGGAGCCTGTTCGATCTGCCTTTCCAGTTCGGTCACACGCTGACGCGCTGTGTTCAAATCGGAAAGCGACGTTGCAACCGCTGTTGAGCTTTCAGCCAGCTCTCTCGACAGATCGAACAACTGATTTTCGAGCGTGGCAATTTCAAGCATATGATCCACGCCCAGCAGCTCGATCCGACCAGCCGCTGCATCCTCGACGGCCTCTTGGAAGTCACTTTCCAGCAGCGTATCGGACAGGTCCAACGCTTTTGAAAGCTGCGCGGCCAGATCGGGATTGATCGCACCGGAGGCGGCGAGCTGGAGCGCAAGCGTAGCGCTGACGGTGACAGTTCGGCCTGCCGGTTCGTGAATGCCGTTAACCTTGGCAGGACCAGTCAAGGTAAGGGCGTGCTTCTGTTCGTCCATCGGTGAGGTTCCTTATTCCGGTGCTGCGCCAGCGTTCTGGAAAAGGAAGCCGCCTTCGGCCCCGACGAGGATCGGGCGGCGCTCGACCTTGACCGGGTAAATCCACGAGTCCGTGGCGTTCTCGAAGTACGGCTGGTTCACCTGCGGATAGCCGCGAAGCTCGTAGGTGTAGGCGTAGGACGGGACTTGGAAGTTGTCGCCCGCTTCAGGCACGTAGGCCAGAATGGCATCATCGCCCCAGACATCGTTCGCCAGCGCGTTGTCACCAGAGGTTTCCGGCAGGTAGATTGCAGCACCGACAACGACCTTTTTCACCTCGAAATAGGCCGCGAGCATTTCGAGGCTAATGCTATCTTTCGAGGTATATTTGAACTGCTCTTTGATCTTCGGGTGATTGCACAGAGCATTCTTTGCGCTGGGGCCGAGAACCAGCGTGTTCGGATATCGCCCGATGGACTGACGGATAACTTCCTTCGCCGTGTCGAAATCAGCCTTGGGGTCGCTGTCGGCGCTTTTCCAGCGATCAGTTCCGGTCAGCGCGAGCTTGTGGTTGTTGTCATAGTTCGCCGCATTGCGTGCCAGACCGGACGCCTCAATCTCAAGATTGAGATCAACAGCATCGAGCGACATGTTGATCGCACCCGCAGCCAGATCGATGCCCGGAACACTTTCGGCTTCTTCCTGATGTTCGACCGGCACGACACCTTCAAGCGCGTCCTGGGCGAGCGAAACAGGATCAGATGCATAGCCGTACTGGATGCGCTTTTTGTTGGCACCGGGAGCGCGGCGGGTATTGAGAGCGCGGAAGGCTTCCTTGCCGAACTTGATGACGCGCATCGAGCGGTTCGGGATCGAGACGCGGGGGAACAGTTCCTGCGAAATGAAGGTGCTGTTGCGATAGCCGCGTGCGTGGGTGGAAAGGATCGGATCGACAACCGCCGCCGTTTTATTGTTCAAAACCATTTGCAACGGTCCTTATCTAATGAGGTATGAGACAAATTCGCCGTCCGCTGCGGCAGTCAGCGCCGTTGCGAAAGCGTTTGCGGGTGTGGCACCGGCAGTCTTGACGCCACCGGCAGCAGCGGAAATCAGCTTCGCGCCCTTGGCGACAGCTCCGCGTGCACGGCTCCGGCCAACACCAATTGCGATAAGGGCAACGTCCATGCCGATTTCGGTCGCGGGATGCTTGGCAACGCCCTTGACTGGCTGATCGTCTGCCGTGATCTTGGCGTCGTTGAAATCCACCAGATCACCATCGGTGAAGAGTGTTGTCGCCGTCGCCGTTAGCGACAGGACATCCATAAAATAGTTCATGCGCTTAAAGCTCCTTCAGCTCACGAGACGGCCTTTACGGCATCGAGATATGCCGTGCCGGGGTTGGATTTTTGGTAGGCTTTCGCCCTGTTGTGGGTGTCGAGCTGGTCGCGATCCACGGCGAGGCCGTCAGACGCGAAGGCAACGTCGCCGCCTTCAGAGCCGGAGGCGGGCAGATCGGCAGCACCGAATGAAACGACTTTCGGCTGGGCGGCCAGAATATCGCGGATGGCCTGAACGACAGGCACTTCCGCTTCACCTTCAGAAAACGACACGGCGGTTTCTGCGGGCAAGGCGTTCAGGATCGAAACAACCTTGTCTTTCGAAGCGGCCAGCAGCTTTCCTTCCGTTACCAGCGTTTCCGCAAAGGCGACGTTGTCGGCGTTGGCAAGTTCGCGCTCACGCTTCTGGAGGTTTTCGAAACGGGTTTTGAATTCGGCTTCGCGTGCAGCGGAAGCCGGATCGGGCTTTGTCACGGGCGGTTCCTTGGGTTGGGGTGCGGAAAAGGATGGCTGGCGAACCGACTTGTCGATTTCCATCTCCTGAAGCCATTCGATGCTGTAGGAAGGCAGAGCCTTGTCGGCATCTTCCCTGCCGAATTTTTCGATGATGAAATCGCGCAGGCCACGCAGAAGGGAGGCAGTCTCTTCAAAACCGCGCTCGCCAAAATCGGCGCTGATTTCAACGGTGTCATCGTCAGTCGAGAACTGGACGTTTCGCAGACCAGTTACGGCAGGAGCTGCGCCGCCGAGGAAACCAACGTGTTTCGGATACCAAGCGCCGGGAACGGGATTGGCGGCATGGTCTGGACGATGGAAGGAAAGGGACACTTTCTTGTAAGTGCCGTTCTTCACGGCGTCGGCAAAGGCCGGGGTGATTTCGCCAACATTCGCATACAGACGGTCGGCGGTGGCGTCATACTCAAAGCTCTGCGCCCAACCAAATGCGGGCGCATCTGTCTTCGGATGACCGACGACGACCGGCGCTGGAGCGGTATCATAGTCGTAAGCGTCTGCCATCGCCTTCAGGTCGGCGGCAGAAAACGAAAGCTGCTGGCCATTCATTGGAATGAATGTGCCGCTGCGGAAAACCTCGATACGTGCGGTGATGGGCTTGGCGTCTGCCATGTGAACCTTCCAGTGCGATAACTGAAAGCCACATTGGGCTAGTCGCGAAGTTTAAGAGAAAGGCACTTAGTTCCGTCCTGATCGCCGGAAGCGCCGATAAGCAAAATGCGCTATCTTTTGCCGCCAATCAACCCCGGAGCGCTCCCGGCAGTGATGATAGAGGCTGCAATAGCCCCTCAGTCGATTTCTAACGCGCCTCTAACGCTAGGGTAACCCGAAATCGGTATATCCGCCGCGCTCCGGTTATCCAAACGTGTGAGCGGGCAATTTGTTCGACCATCATTCTTGCGACAGCCAGTCCTCTGCCATGCGGCCAATTTCACGCTCATCGTCGCTCGAAACGCCGACTTGTGGACGGGCGGGAACGGTAACTTTCCGATTGCGGCCCGCCTGTCCACCAAAGTGCAAAAGCGCCGCCTGTATCTTGGACGTGCCGATCCGCACATCATCGTCGCTGGCAACATAATTGTAAGAGCCACGCAAAGCGCCTGTGACGCGAAGGATGGTCAAAGGGCTGTTTCCGTACTTGCGTTGACGAAGTTCCCGCGTCACTGGCGACAGGGGAACCCACCGCCTACCATCGGGGCCGCGCTCATTATCGAAGTTGTCACCGACAGAATTCAGCAGCAGCTCGCCCACGTTTTTGTAGAAGCCACGCGGATTGTCCATGCGCTCGACCAGCTCGACCAGCTTCAGCCGTGCTGTCTCGTCATCCAATGTAACCTGAAAACTGACGCCGCTCATCTGTCGCCCCGCTTACTTCTTCGACCGCTGGAAAACCAGCTTGCCATTGCGCCGCATATCCATGGCCGTCATCTGATCTTGCCCACGGGCGATAACGGCATTCCAAACACGTTCGCCCATCTCAACCACGATCATCAGACCAGACTTGCGATCAGCCCGAACATAGCGGCGATCTACGACCAGCTCGTCTGAAGCATCGCCGTTCTCATCACGCTTGCGGGCCACGCCGATCCAGATTTCATCCGGGTCCATCATGGCTTCAGCCAGCATCGGCAACAGACTTCCAATCTGTCCCGCCAGAAGTTCCTGACCATCGCGCAACAGTAGGTCGGATATCGGCAGCTTGTGGCCTGCCTTATCCTCAAACAAAACGGCTTTCCCGATATCAGCGCCAAATGGCGTTAGGAACGAACGCACCGCCTCATCACGGGCAATGCCGTCATCGAGCGACTTGGCCTTGAACGGTTGGGATCGCTTCAGCAGCTCGCCAACCGTTTCGGGGGTGTCGATCTCAACAAGATGGAGCGGATTATCGAGTGCTACGCCTGCCTCGTGCATCAGGACAGAGGGCACAAGGCCGCGCTCCCAGAGATCACCGGGCATATAATCCCAACCGTAACCGATGCCCTGCGGGTGCTCGATCAGCTTGCCGGAGGTCGGATCGATCAGCGGCACGGTCAGATCACCGGGAGCTGCATCAGGGCCTGTTTTGCCTCGGCGCTTCAGATCAGCAAGAGAAAGCGACCGGACACCGCACGAGCAAAGCCAATCATTCGGCGGGAAATGGGTATTCCACCACGGATGGTCATATCGGAGAATGAGACCATGCCAAGCCTGATGTTGCGGGCGGGGAATTTTCGGCTGTCGGGTTTCACCATGCCGATATTCCATGAATGGTCGAAGCTTGACCACATCAGGGTCGCGCATCTGCTTCAGACGACCGGCCATATAAGCGGTGCGCATGTTGGTCTCAAAAATGACTCGAGTCCGCCAGCCGCGCTCACCTTTATATTGCCAGCCGTACTGCGTAACGATCCGGTCGAAATCCTTGCGGAACTGTTCAAGTCCGGTGCCTTCTTCCATCGCCCTGGCTATGGCGTTCTGGAAGTCCGTCAGCATGTCGGTATCGGTCGCACCGGCGATGACGAAGGCACGGTCATGGACACCACGCAGAGCATCGGTCCATGCTTCCGTGGGCTTTACCCGCTTCTGCCGGAAATACTCGATCTGTTCGCGAAAGGGCTGGTTGATGACATCGGCATCTGCGAAATCGGCTTCTGTTTCGCCATCGAGAAAGGCGGCTTCGCGTCCCTGCAATGCTGCCAGTTCGAGGCCGTCACCGATTTGCGTCGCCAGCGCTGAAGGTGACCAGACGGCGGCAAGCGCTAGGATTGCCCTTTGTGCCATTGCGAAGTCCGGCGCATCGAGCGCCTTGCGGATCGCGGCGAAACGGCGGTTGAAATGCTTCTCAACTACCGTTTCGAGCTGATCAGAAACTGTTTCGATGCGGGCATTCTCTACAGCAAAACCTACACCCCAATCATGCCGCTGGAGTTTTTTTTTAGGCGCGCCGTCAAAGAGTTCATCGAACAGCGAGTTTCCGTTGGCGGCTTTTCGGACATCGCGTCCCGGCTTGCCGCCTTCCATGAAGGCAAACCGAGCTTCCACAAGTGCATCTATAGCCTTGTTCGACAAACTATCTGTAAGCCCGAAGGACGTAATAAATTCACGGGCAAAATCATCGTCATCGATCTGCGCGGCTGTTTTCAGCACGCTCATCAGGGCCGAATTGATAGCGGTCGCGGCATCCGCCTTGGCCTTGCCAACGTCAGCAGCACTCTTTTCGTTCTTCGGACGCACCCGCCAGATTTGCGGAATGCCAGCGCCGGGGAAATTATATTCGACCAGCCACGTCAGCAGTGTTTCACGGAGCGTACCGGACAAAAGGTCGGCATCGCTATCGACCAGCAATTCCAACATCTCGGCATGTGTTTCGGATGCTGCCCGCGATCCGTTAGAGCCGATGTCGGTCGTTAGAGTTTCACCGGTGACGCAGATGGAAATCTGCTTGTCCCAATATTGCAGAAATTCCTGATAGGTAACGGTGCCACTGCGCGACGCCTCCAGAAACTTGATGTCGGTTCCGATGGGTGCCGTCAGCGCCGAGCTGCTGCGCAACTGGCGCAGAGTGTTCATCAGCTTATTTTGCTCTTCCGGTAGGGTGCCATAAGGCGTGAAGCCGATCACGGTCGGGCTGGCGAACTTTTCCAGAAAGTGCAGCCAAAAGGTGATGCCCTCGCGCTTAAACAGCACCGGCCAGAACAATCGAGAGCCGAGGCCGAGGCCGTACGGGTTGTTTCCCTTGACGCCAAACCGATGGACGATGAACTTTCGATCTGGCAGCTCCATCCCGTCGCGCATGTTCGACCACGTCAATAAACGGGGCTTCCAGTCTTCGCCAAATGCGAACCGGCGCTGATCGTGGGTAATCACCCTGTCGGGCACGATCCGGTTGCCGTGCCGCTTCCAAATGATTTCCGAGACCGCGAAGCCCTTCAGAGTAGCGTCCAGCAAGTCTTCGCAGATGCGGTCAAATGGCAGTTCGCCAATTACCTCACGGCAGAAGTCGGCGGCAGCAATATCTAACGGCTTGTCGGATGCCTGTTTGATTTCCCAATTGCGGGCCACCAAAGTTTTTTTGCGCTTATCCAGCATGGCCCCGGCATGGGTGTCGCGGGCGACCTCATCGTAAATCTTGAGGCCCTTGCCGCCGCCACGGGCAAGCAGCGTGTCGTCCTGATGCTGAAGCGCCCCGCTGTAGAACGGGATCGTAATATCGTTCTTGGCGTCGGCAATGAGCTGTGTCGCTGTGGCAGCAAGGTTTTTGCGTGGCTCAACTGGCTTGGATTTCGTCGTGGATTTCATAGTCGGTAGTCTCCATAGCCATCGGAGCTGGTGTGATTTGAAGATGCTGACTGGATGCCAAGCCCACCGGCTGCACCAACGCCACCGGCATAATGCAAGGTGTTCTGCCAAAGCATGTCCAAGCAGTCCGGGCCGTCATCGTGAGCGGCGTTCGGCCATTGCTGGAGCTGGTCGATCAAGGTTTGCTGGGTGCTGTTGAGGCGGATCAGGCCAGCCGCAACGGGCGGCTGAAGCCGCTCGATGCGCAAATCCTTGTCGGAAGTCGGGTTGATCGGGACAGCGGAAATCCCGACACCCTGCTTTGCAGCGGTCGTCATGAGGGTTGTGCGCAGGAATTCCTGAAACTGGATCGCTTCGACGAACCACAACATGCACTGATATTGCCGCTGCATCTCGATCACATCAGCGATGATGATATCCGGCAGGCGACGGCGAATTGACGCTTCCAGCACGTCCATCGTTCCGTGTAGGCGGTTGAACCCGCCGACGAGGATGGCGCTTGGATCGCGTCCCTTGCTCTTCTTTCCGAGCGACGGATCGACAGCGCCGAAATGGACAAGGTCGGGCAACCGCTGAACCCAGAACGTCAAATCCTTGAACGGGCTGGCCTCATTGATCGGCTTGTTCTGATACTCGGTCGCGAAGCTGTCAGGGTCTGAAGCGCGCTCCAGCATAAGTTTGATAAGCGGCTGGATGGCAGGCCAGTTGACGACAGCGCCCGCATCCATGGCGGCTTTGTTAGCGCCATAGAACGCAACGGCGGCTTCCTCGCCGTCATTGTGATAGACTTCTTCAAACCTGTCCCAAAGGTCCATCCGGTCGGGAAAGCTGATGACAGCCTGAAACTCCGCGACGCGCCACATCGGCGTTTTCGCAGCCCGGACAAGCACAGCATCGTAGTGCAGAACCGTTCCAACCCAAACCACGTCCATGGAACCATCAGGCGGACCAACCTTCAAGGCGGCGCGGTTGATCCATGTTTCCAGCTTCTTGCGCTGATCGGGCGAGCGCACGGCTTCGTCGTTCTCCAGATCGTCAAAGAACATCAGGTCTGGACGATAGGGACCATGGCGACGGCCACGAATTTTCTTGGCAGCGCCCAAACCTTCGATGCGGATATTGTTGGCTGTGACGATCTCGCCTTCGCGCCAGACGCGGCCTTGGCCGGTGGCTTCGGGGAAGTCGTTAGAAAGGCGCGGGTTTTCGGTCAGCTCTGATTTGATCGCCTCGACAAGCAAAGCGGCCTGCTCGTAAACGTCGCAGATTTCCAGAATATAACGCTTGTATCCGAGGCAAACGCAATAGAGCGCCATGCCGAGTGACAGGTGCGTGGATTTCGAGGATCCGCGTGGCGCAATGAAAAGGTCTCTAACGCCCTTTTCGCTGGCGATGATTTCGGGGACACGCGCAAAGATCGCATGATGGAAAAGGCTGTGTTCGCCTTTGACATAGTGCGGCAGATAGGTTTCCAAGAAATACTGAAAGCCCGTTTCCGGGTCTTTCACCTTCGCCAGACGTTCGGCTTTCGCTTTCGGATCGGCAGAGAATGCCGTAACAGAAAGCTCGACCCATCTGGCAAGATCGTTCGCCAGCTTGGCAAGGTTATCCTTGAAATCCTTGCCGCTGACTCTGCCCTTCAGCACCGGCCTCTTGATCATGATGCGTAGCGTCTCGCGAGGCTTTCACCGAAAGGCTCAATAATTTCGAGGATGGCGGCAACATGCTGCGGGAAGTTTTCGCGGACGAATTCGACCAGGTACTGCATCACGTCCTGTGCGACACCCAATTCCGAAATCTTCGGCGCAAGCTTTCCGGCGCTGGTAGTCATCTTCGTCATGGCGTCGGCCAGTGCGACCAGACTTTTCACCTTCTGATCAAGCCGCAAATCGCCATTCTTGATCTCGCCAAGAACGGACTGCGCCATGATCATGAAATCTTCGATCACCGTCGAGACAACGGTTTCGATGCCTTCGCCTGCGATGATGGACGCCGTGCGGGCAATGTCCCAATCGTCGCCAGCTTCCTTGGCGATCTTCTTCCAGCGCCCAAATGTCGCCTGACTGATATTCAGGGTCATGGCAATCGTTGCGCCGGTCATACGGCGAAAGACATAGTCGGCGCGGGCCTTGCGGCGCTTATCCTGCTCACTGGACATTGAAGCCACCCTTCACGAGAAATGTCATGGCAGCAGCAATCAGACCACCAATGATGAGGCGAATAATCCAGCTCGTGTTGCCGTCGATTTTTCCAAGCGACTTCTGAATGCTGCTCATGCGCTCGTCGGTGACGGCGCTGTGCTTCTCCAGATCGTTGACGCGCTTTTCGACCACATCCAGCCTGTCATGGGCTTTTTCGGTGCGGACAGTTTGCAGATTGAGTTCCGTCACTTGGCGGCATTCCCCTGATGCGTTTTGGGAGCATCGACAGCGGCCACGGCAGCTTTTCGACGCTCCTCACAAATATTCCGGGCCGTGCGATCTGCGGCCCAATTGTTGAAAACCTGCTCTTGTGGCATGTCTCCCGGCGTCTTGGGGGAAAGCTCCGGGCATTCCTCCCTCGCTTCAGGCGGCAGCTCTGGCGTGAGGTAGACCGTGCGAACAACAGGTGGCGGCGGCGGTGGGTTAGTCTGGGAGCAACTGGACGCGGCCACGATCAAGGCCAACAGCAGTGCCGTTCGGTAGAGACGCATTGGCCTTCTCCAAAGTGATTAATTTTGCGCGCTGATCGGCAATGGTCTTTGCCGTTTCGGCGCTGATGCGCATCGCTTCAACCGCTTGCGCTGTTTCCCGGCGCGCCTGCATGGCGTTAGATTTTTCAATCTGCCCGGTCCAATAGGCGTCCCGCTCATTGAATGCGGACCGCTTGGCATCGGCAATTATGCTGTCGATCTTTGCCATTCCCTTGTTGAACGAGACACAGCCCGCAACAATGAGAGCCAACACGATCAGGATCGGCAAGAAAACCTTTGAGAAAACCGGCGCGACCGCCTTCATAAGCCACGCCGGTATCATGGGGTTTCCCCCGAAACAGATTTCGGATCGTCGCGAGGATCGAAGCCGAGAGGGGAAGGCGAAAGGTTCGGTTCTGATGGCATTGACGGCTGCGAAGCCGCGAAGTCCATCGAACCTGCGAAACGATGGATGCCAAAAAGGGCGCTGATCAGCGCGATCATCGCGGGTAAAGCGGTGCCAGCCAGTGACACAGCCTGATCGCTACCGTTTGCGCCCTTCCAGACCAAATAAAGAATGACCAGCCAAGCCAGCCAGAAGGACGCCCAAATCTGGCGCTTGGACATGCGGTAAGAAGGTTTTTCTTTCACAGGTCATGCCTCATTGCGCGAGATCGGCGCACCGCTTTTTTGAAGCTGGACGCGACCGGGAACCGGCGCTTCGCCAGTTTTCGGCCAGCGCGTGGCGCGAAGGCGATCTTTTTCAACTCGTGTGATTGAGACCGAGTTTTGCTGATTGCCGCCGAGAACGTGGAAGTGGGTGCGATCCTCGCCAACATAAAAGCCGACATGCCCACCACCGGGACGCTCGAAAACGAGGATCGCGCCAACGCAGGCAGGCACTTCACGACCGAAGGTTTTCCAGTTCAGCGCGCCAAGCGGATTGGATGGCAGCAATTCTTCAGGAAGCGTCGTGGAAATCCAGTTCTGGACAGCAAGGCCGCACCACGGAATATCATCGTCGGTGAAGTAATTGGCGATCCAGCCGCCAGCCTTCTTCGCCCAGCCCATGATAGTCGGGTTGGATTTCGCGCCTGCGATTTCCTTCAGGCCCATGTAACGTCGAGCTTCACGCATCCACACCGGTTCAACCGGCGTTTTCGGTGCTTCGACCGTCTGTCCGGAAAGGCCGGGTTGCTTTTGCAGCGCCGTGACGGTGGCTGTATCGGCCTTGCCGGACTGCGGAATTTTCTCCGCGTACTGGAATTTTTTGAGAGCGTCGATGACGGCACGACCATGCACGCCGTCCATGCTGCCAGCATATGCGCCATGCATGCGCAATCGCCAGATCAGCCATTGATCGAAAGTAAGAGCCATAGATTTCCCCTGTCAGTGAGGGGAACCTAGGCTTCAGCCAAATATGTTGAGTGTGGAAGAGAGTTCCGGTCGTTAGGAAAACAGGTCAGGTTCTTCAGGGGGATTTTCGTTCGCGACTTCGCGAACCCAGCGCTGCGATATACCAAGCAGGCGCGCAATGACTGCGCGGCTCTTTCCTTGGCGTTCCAGCTCCAGCACGTCAGCGCGTACCGATCTGCGCGGGCGACCGTGCGGGATGTAAATGAAATCACCGGCTAAAAGTTCACATACAGCTTTTCCATCCTCTTTGCCAAGAGCAACTAGGATCGGATGGTCATCTGCCGGTTTCTTGGGAAACTTGATTTCCGTTCCACCAAAATGCGCAACCAGCTTCAGGGCGACACTGATACCAATCATGTCAGCAACGTCCTGAAGGCTTTCTGGCAGGTTTTTGACGGAAGAAATAGCCATGTCAGCCACGGGCCTCCATGGCTTTCAAAGCGTCGATAATCGGGTTGGCCTGCGCAAACGTTAGAAAATCAGGATCATCTACGCCGGACCGCTTTTTGACAAAGGTACGCAGAGCCTGCCGTGAGCCGTCTTCTATAACGCCCTTTCGATGGCAGGATTTCCAGAGGGCATGCACGAGGCGGATATAGGGCTTGGATGCCACGGGCAGCTTCTTGGACGTGGCCTTGACCTTGAAGCCGAGGCGTTTGAATTCATCGACCACGGCGAGGCGCTGGCCTTCCGTCATCTTGCGGAGGGAATCAACCTTGGCGACACGCACGAGCAACGCCCGATAATCGCCTTCATCCATATCGAGCTGCTGGCGGGCAATATTGATAACGGCCATCGTGTTCATGCCGCACCAGCCTTTTCAGCTTCAGCCATAGCGGCCAGAACTGCTTTTGCGAAAAACACCGGCGTGAACACGCGGGTATAGACAAACTCGACCGTCATGCCCTGTTCCTGCGCGGCTTTCCAATATGTCTCGCGGGTTGCCGCGTCGGTGAAAACGGAGGCAACAGCCTCCGCTTTCGTTCGCCGGAAGCTATGTGGCAGCAGCGTTCCTTCCGGGCTGCAAACTGCGAACCCTTGCGCGAATGACGAAGAGATGGAGCGATCAGAGATCATTGACCGTCTCCAGCTCTTGCGGATGGCAAGGCAACATGTGCTTGTCGCCCTGAAACAGAACCTGCACATAATGCCCGGCGCTGGCGTGCTCCGGCATGATCGTGCCGATCCGGCCTGTGACGGTATGCTGCACGAGCTGGTTCACGGTGACTTCGACGCCGTAGCGGTTGCGGACGTAATCGTAGCTCATGCCGCACCTGCCATTTCGACGTTTGGACGGCGACTATCCGCCCACGTTTTGAAGGCTTCGTACTGGCAGCGCGAGCAAGGACGCATGTCACCTTCGATGATGCTTTTCACCTTGCCGCTGTCATCGCAGCAGCCGCACTTGATTTTCGGCGTCGTCATGCTGCCTTCTCCGCAAAGGCTTCAGCGTATTCGCCTGCTATTTTTTCGGCTGACGAATAGCTCCAGTCGAAACCTTCTTCCCCAAAGTCGATTTCGATGAAATGCATCAGCCACTCGACGGACTTGGTTTTGGTTACGTCAGGCCAGTGCTGGCGAAGGCTGTAAAACAAGGCCAGCTCGAAAGCGGCCTTGGTGAGTTGGCGGTTAGGATTTGCTTTGAAAAACCGCATCATCCGCTCTTTGAGGAAGAGAGGAAATATTGAACCAACAACCGAGACCAGCACATCATCAAAACGGCCGTTTTTCTCATCACGCTGCCTGTCATTGGAAATAGCCAAGCTGGCAGTCTGTCCCAACGTGGAAAATTGGGATGCCAAGGCGGTCGCGGCGGATGCGATAGCTTTTACGGCCTCGCCTTTGTTCAGCTCCACCAGCACCTCGTCCAGATCGACGCAGATTTTGTCGGCAAGCAAAGCCATCAGTTCTGGCTCTTCGCCATCCTGCGTTAGAATGATTGTCCGCTTTCCCGCGCCCGCCATCCATCCGAGTTCAAGATGCGCGCTGCGACCGCAAGGCAAAACCAAAAGGCATGTGTCGGATGCTCGCATCGCGCTGAAATCAGACATGAAGCCCTGCGCGGCGCGTGGATGCGTCAGCAAAGCATTTCGGTAATCTACTGCCGAGACGGGGAGTTCAAGACCGATTTGGCTCCAGCCAAATCCCGTGCTGTGCGGGGGATTGCGGAAATCGTAGACTTCATGGCCGTTGCGGCGAAGAACATCAACGATGTTTGGTTGATGAGGATTGCGCCAAGAGGATGCGACGTAAATTCGTGCCATATCGCGTCACCCCGCCGCCTGAACCGCAGAGACTTCCATCTCCAGCGGCTCGATTGCGAATACTTCACCTTCTGATTTGATCGTGACACCCGCGACGGTGCGCGCCGTGTCTGGATCGTTCAGCATAGCTTCCTTGTTGATTTCTTCCTTTTCGCGGATGAAAGCTTTCAGGCCGAGAGCCTTGAGGGCGTCGAGAACGGCTTCAGCGCCACGGATGGAAACGCTGGCAGGCAGCGAACGCCACCGGACACTGCCCGTGCCGAAGTCGTGGAACTTCACCTTGTCATTGTTGGTGAGGATCATGCGGTTGGCTTCGCACCATGCCTGAACGCCGCGCTCGTGTTCCGCCAGCTCTTGAGCCATCATCGACGTGTCGGCCTCGAATTTCTCACCGGCGAGCCGTATGGCTTCGTCAGCAATTGCCTTTTGGGCGAGAATGGCACGGCGCAGCGTGCCGATGCGACCGACAGCCCACATCGCGTCATGACGGCTCTGTGGCACGCGCGAAATAGCCATGGGTTTGGTTTTCTTTGCAGATTTCATTGTCGTGTGGTCCTTGATTTCAGATGGTGTCGTTAGGATTGGAAGAGTGTTTCGGAGGGCGGCTTTCCGCAAAAGCGATGAGCGAAACAACGTTTTTGGAAAGGGCTTTGGTGAGATCGACCGGGGCGGGATCGACGCCGTAAAGCTTCTTTTCCATGCTCGTGACTTCGGCCTCACAGGCTGACAAAAGGCGGGCAACGGCTCCGCTAGCTTCCGGCAAAAGCGGCGCGCCGCCGTTTTCGTGAGCTAAAAGATGGACTTTCAGCAGAGACAACAAAGCTGAAACCTTAAGCATGACGTGGCTCCTTCTGGAGATCGATAATCGGGGAAGAGAGAAGGCGACCTTCGAGCGGGACATGCGGACGGCCTGTCAAAAACTCGATGGTGGTTTCCATGTGCCGAGCCTCCAATTCCATGAGGCGAAGCGTTAGAAAAAACTCGGAAGCATCTACGCTGCTAACGAGTGGCAACAGGCGATCACGCAGATGCGTGGTCACATCAGACAGCATTGGGCACCTCTGCTTTCTTCTGGTTTTCTGGGTTCTGCGGGCATTGACGGCATGCCAGCCAATGTTTCAGCTTGGCCGGATCGCTCTTCGCCATGGGTGCGGTGTGGTGGGCTTCGCAAATGCCTGGGGCAATCGCGTCACGCAGATGCGGGCACCAAACTTGCTGGCCGTAAAGAGCCATGACTTTTGGGGCGATCTTGGCCTGTACCTTGTTCATACCGGCGCTGTATTTGCCGTCGCAGATGAGAGAGATCGCAGTGCGCGACACGCCCAACTCGTCAGCAATCGCCTTCTTTGTGCGTTTTGGCTTTGCCGCTTCAGAACGCAGAACGTCCACCCATGCGGGATCGACAAGAGGCATCAGGCTTGCTTGGCGCACAGCACATCCTCCTTTGTGTTCAGATCACGCATCGTTTTCAGCGATGCCCGGTATTCCGGGGCGACAGGCCCGGTGTTGCGGATCAACCGAAACCGCTTGCGCCCGTGGCCGGAATTTGGACCGTTCGTCTGGCGCTTTGGAAGCTCAACGATATAACCTGCCGCCTTCAAACCCCGGATATAGACAAGAGCATTCCCTTCGGCGTGCAAGACCGGCCAAGACGCAGCAGTAACCAGTTCAGCTACCGTGAAGGTGCCGGACATGCGCATGCACACCCAGAGCCGTTGCCTGAAACTGTCGTCTGGTAATGCGTTGGGTACGACACTCTTTGGTTTCGTTAGAACGCCAGTCTTCTTTGCGGCTTCACCAGCCTTGGTAAGCTGGTAGCAACCGCGTGAATGGCGCTCCACCAACCCGCGCACGATCAACTTGCCAACCGCGTTAGAAAGCTGATCGCGGGTCAAATCGTAGCGCTCGGACAGCGAGGCCAGAGTAAGGCAAGCCTTAACTGGAAACTCTCGCATGATGCGCTCGCAATATGTTTGCACAGCTTCATCCGCCATCACGCAAGCTCCGGCACGAGAATTGGCTTATTGGTGCGGCGGTCGTTCAAAACCGTCTGCCCGCCCATATCCGCCATGGTGATGCCCTGCGGGCCGGGATCGATGCGCAGGCCAAACCGCTCGATGTTCGCGATAGCTTCCAGAACTTCGCGGTTATACCCGCCCGAAACTTTCAACACGAAGTCAACGAGATCGTCTGCGACTTTCACTTCGCATTTCTGGTCGATCAGCATGCGGACATCGTCGCGACTTGCCTTCTGGAAGGTCACTCGCTGACTGATGCGGCTTGAAATCTGCGGAAACCGGGAAACGTTATCGTTCACCTTGCCCATGCCGACGAGGATCACCGGCAGTTCCAGCATGTCGGAGATGTCGCGCACGGTTTCCAGCAAGGATGCCTTGCTGGAAATATGGTCCGCCTCGTCTATGACGATACCGAAGCTGCGGCGCGCCATCTGGGCTGCGGTCTGGCGGCTACCAAGCTCACGCAGGATCGTTTCGTACTTCTTTTCGATGCTGTGTGGCGGGCGAACCGGAAGGTTTTCCAGCAGTTCGTTCATGAACCATGCTGGCTTCCATTCCTGCTTTGCGCGCAGGTAAATCCAGCCGGTTTTCGCCACCCAATGTTTCAGGGTCGTGGTTTTTCCCAAGCCGGGAACACCATCCACAACGGCAAGGCACGCCTCCTGCGCCCCGCGATCTTCGAGCGCTGTGAGCGCTGAAAGAAGGCGTTTTACGTTGCTGGTCTCGACAAATACATTTTTCATGCGTAGTTTTTCCTCGTGAATGTTGGGTGTCAGGCAGCGGCGCGGATGATGTGTAGGAGCTGATCCACGTCGATGCCGGACATTCGAAACAGGTCCATCGTGGTTTGCCTCTGGAGGCAGCGACGCAAAACACCCACTTGATTGACCGTCAGTTTTTCCGGATTTTCTAACACCCACGCCGCCAGAGCTTCGTCTGTTGCGAATACCTGTCTGCGGGTGGTTTCAACGGCTCCGGTGGCCGCTGGAAGGGTTTCACCATCACTGGTGACAAGCACGGGACCGGTTGAAACCGGCTCCGGTTCATGCTCGATGATCGGCATGAAGGTTTGAATTGAAGCGTCGATAAAGCTGCCGGGTGACAACTCGGCTTCGACTTCGGCAAGATGATCTTTCAGGCGGCGAGCGCGAGCGTTCGCACGCTTTTCCATCGCAGCCCGTTCCATCGTAAGCGGAATGTAACGCTCCTCATTGCCCGCAAAGATCGCCACACAGATCAGGCGGCCCATGAGTTCTTCGCCGGATTTGTGTTCGATTTCCCGAACCCAAACCTTGCTGGCATCGTGGATATCGTAGCCAACCAGCACGTATTCGCCGTGGAACTCTTCCAGCGCCAGATTGAAGTATGTGTTCGTCAGCCACTCGACCATCGAGCGGGAAACCTTGCGCCGGACATACGGGCGGAACAGGTCGTTCTTTTCATGCTCGAGAACCGGGACGATCTCAAAGCCGGTGGAAACATGATATTCCCAATATTGATCGGGAGACATTTTCCCCGGCAGCGAAGAATGCGGCTTGGCATTATAGGAGGCGACGGCGTTCACGCACGCCGTTAGAAAATCCTGCCAAGAAGGCAGGCGGCTGGATGCGCCAAATTCTCTGATGTCCTTGCGCGTTTCCTTGAACGACTTCTGGCGGGCCTGACGATCCATATCCTCGCCAATGTAGGTGGCGTATTCCTTCGAAAGTGGGTTCCAGACCGAACCGTTAAACCGCTCGATGATGCCGCGTGCCTGCGAATTCTGCGGCAGTGAATGCAGCTTGGTAACGCCAAGGCGTTCGGTGACGCCCGTCAACTGGTTGTCCAGCACGTCATTCTTGAAGCCCGGTCCACGGTCCACGTAGAAGATTGCCGGAATGCCATTCTGTTCGCAGGCAAAGCGGAGAGCATCGACAACGCCGATGGTGTTTTCTGCCAGACCAAAGGAGAAGCCGACGCAACGGCGCGTGGCGACATCAACGATGCTGGTGATTTCTGGGCGGAAAGGCTGGCCGTGGATTGGGTGCGCAACTTCGGCATCGAATGTCTTGCCGTCAGCGGTGTAAACGCAACCCGGCAGCAAATCGTCTGTCGAGCGCAAGGTGTACGCCATGCGGCTTTTCAGGGTCAGCGAGCCTTCGCGGCCACGATGCTTTTCGACATTACCAAGCCGCGCCATAAGGCGGCGAACCTGATCGTAGTTCGGCGGCATGATATGCGCAGGTAGCGCCTTCTTGAACCGTTCAAGGGCATCCGTCAGGCAAGGCTTTTGCGGCTGCGCGTAGAAACGCAGGTACTGCCAGAACCACGATGGAACGTCCTGCTTTTCCTTGGTGGGCAATGGTGCCAGCGCACCGACACCTACTGTGTCGCGCATTGCAAACCAGCGCTGGATAGTCCGCATGCTGACTTCAGCACTTTCATTCCGGTCATTCGCGGCAACCAGCAGCGTCTCTGAAACGTCCAAGGCGTCAGGGTTTTGCAGAAACGACTGGATAGCCTGTCGCTGCGACATGCCGTTAGAAATCTGGTGCATGTCGATGGCAGACAGCACGGCAGAACGCGCATTCATTACATCGCGCTGGCGGGCAGAAAGGTTGGCCGTAGAAAGCTTTTCCCGGCGTGCAATCTCTTGGGATTTCTTTGCCTGTTGGCTGACTAGCACAAGCTCACGGCTGTGCTCGCCATGTAAAGCGGCCTGCAATGCTTCTGGCAGAAGCGAGATATGGTATTCATACCCGCCGCCGCCTTCACGGCCTTGACGCTCCCGGCAAAGCGGGCTGGCATTCCAACCTTCACGCTTGATGCAATCCTGCACACCGCGCTTGCTGTGTGGCATGGCTTTCAGCTTGAGGCGAACACCGGCGTCGGCAATTTCTTGCGCCGAATAATAGCTCATTTGACACCCCCGACACGGCCTGCAAGGGCATCACGGCGACGGGTCCGCGCTTCAATCTCGCGATCTTCGCGCCAGATTTCGATAATGTCGGCATAGCGTTCTGGAACTGCAACGTAGCCGGAGAAGCCGCAGACAAATGCAAGCAGCTCGTAGGCGTCCGTTACTTCCAGAAGAGCTATAAAGCGTTCCAGAGTGATCTTGTGGTCGCCGCGAGCTGGCGACGCATAGCAATCCAGCATGTTTTTTGTAACGCGCTGATCAAGGTGCTCCGACATCGCTTTAGCGATTTCGGCACGGGACATTTCGGATTTCTGCATGGCATGGGCAAGAACGCGAGCGATCTTGACGTCCAACGTTCCGCCTTTTGATACCTCTGGATCGATACGCGCCGCGACTTCGACCGGCGTATAGTCGCGGAAGATATCAAGAGTGAGTGTGTCGCGGCGCTTCTTCATCAGATACGGCCCCGGCGCTTGAGAGAGGCAATAATCCGGTCTTCATGCTCGATGACGACATCATCCAGTTCGTCGTCTTTCAGTCCGCCTAGAAACTTGCTCATGGTGGCGATACTCTTTTGCAGTTCTGCAATGCGGGCATCGACCTGGGCGGCAACGATCTCGTTCGCCCCCGGCAGGGACTTGAGCGTTTTGCTAACGGCAGCAACCTTGCGCTCTGTATGCGTCAGCGCACGGCCATTCGTTATGATGGCAAGGGCGTCGGGTACATTGGTGGCCTTCGGCGGCTGGGCGAATAGGATGTCCAACACCTTGACCTGATCGCCACTTGACTGTTCGGCAAGCTGCTTCAAACCGGCCTGATGGTCCGCCAGCCAAGTACCGGCGCAACGCTTGCGCGATACGTCGGAAAGGTCTTTCCATATCTTTACTGCGAGACGGATCGAACGATCAGACAGGCCGATATTCTCAGCGACAGACGCCGAGAACCCGAAAACTTCCGCATTTTTCGTCTGCTCTGGATCAAGTGGCAATTTTTGCCTCTTGATTTCCGACTTCCGGTCACCGCCGTGTTTAGCGGCAGGATAGAGCTTTTCGTGAACCTGTTGAAGTTCAAACAGATGGTGACAACGGTCGAGCGCCTTCAGCTCGTGGCGGCCTAGATTTTCAATCACTTCTTCCATGCGCGCTTCATCGTCGGAAGCAGCGTTAGAAATGCGAACTGGAATGGTTTCCCAAGAGAGCAAACCAAACGCTGCATGGCGATGCAAACCAGTCACGAGGCGCTTACGATCATTCACAATTCGGACAGTGATCGGATTGATTAGGCCGTGGGCTGCGATCATCAGCGAAAGCGCTTCTGCCCATGCCTCATCCAGATCACGGGCGCGGTTAGCTGGAATATCGATGTCGGAAAGCTTGATGTCCTGAATGGGCGTAACCCGGATGTCAGGGATGGTGATATTAACGTGCGCGGTCATGCTGAACCTGTGTCGATAAGTGATGTTCGGTGCGGAGCCGCCTGCTGTAGGCGGAGGGCGGCTCCGCTGGATCGCGCCGGACGCAAGACCGGATCGGCGCAATGGGAATTGGGAGGCTTAGGCGGCGAGTGCGTCGTAGCGCTCTGCGATTTCGCGCAGGCGTTTCGCGACAATCTCTGCGGCTCTGGACTGCACATCGCGATTTAAGGATGCAACGGTGTCGTCAAATAAGCGGGTTGCGAACATCTCAATCGAGACATCGGCACCAACGATTTCAGATGTCGGAGCGAGTGGCGGCACGTCCTGAGTATTAGGCGAGAAGTCAGGAAGTGCAGCAAACAGCCTGGCCTTCCGGGCGGGTACCGCAATCGGACTTTGAGGACGCGGGACATCACCCTTTTTGGCTCCGTCGAACCACTCTGAAAAAACAACCAATTTCGGATGTTCGTGCCCGACTTGATCGAAGTCCTTGCACAAAGATGTCCATGCCCCGCGAGAGCTGAAGGAGTCGGTTTGGGACTTGTCCCAAGCCGCTTGGACAGCAGACAGAGTAAAGCAGGGCAAGCTGGAGAAGTAGGAAACAGCGTCAGCGAGAGCTGTGTTTGTTGACAATACCTTGGTCATGCGGCCACCAGCTTGTTAACAGCCGCGTTAGAATTTTGACTTTCTAACGATGGGTATTTCGCGCTATCAAGAATACGGGACTTCCGAATGGGATACCGATCCGGGAAAAGCTCCTCGACTTTCGTACCGAGGAAATCAGCCAGCGCTCTTTCAGCAGGGCGCACGGTTCGGGACCAGACGGCCCGGAAGGTGTTGGGGTTGAGGCCGTTCATTTCAGCCAGACCGGTGAGCGTCATACCACGCTCTTCGAGCTGCTTCTTGATCTCAGGCTTGGTCCACTTTTTGGGTTTGGACATTTGGAACTCCTGCGACTGAAAGCGGATGTTGGCGCATCCGCTTTTTGTTGGTGTTTGAAACGCATCAGCGCCCCGCAATAGCGCGGCGCACAAATAGGAGTATTCCAAATGTGGATGAGTCGCAATCCCATATTTGGAATTTGATCCAAATATGGACGATAAAGAGCCGTTAGGTTTTCGCGAACGCGTGAAAGAAGCCATCAGATCGGGGGGCGGTCCTGCCACTATGGCTTCCAAAACTGGAATTCCAGTCGGTACGATTAATAAGTACGTGGCTATGTCGAGCGCGGCATCGCTCTCTAATGTCGTCCGTATCTGTCGATCACTTGGCCTGACAGTCGATGAACTGATTTCCGGTCAAACGTCGCCCCCTCTGCGCGTGACTGAAAACCCACCAGTACAAATGGCCGGGCCGTCTTCACCAGCCCTAAGCGGTGCTGATTTTATCGCGCTTCCGTTCCTTGATATTCATGCTTCGGCTGGCCCCGGTGCCATGGCGCCGGTGCACGCAGAGGTGAGGACGGTAATATCGTTTGAGCGCTCTTTCCTGCGCAATCTTGGTGCGATGCCAGAGTGGTGCAAAATAATAGGGGCACGAGGCGACAGCATGACGCCAACGATACCGGACGGCGCGCTAATCGTAGTCGATCACAGTCAAACAGAAGTGGTAAACGGCTGGATTAGTGTCGTAGATGTCGGCGGCGATCTGCTTGTTAAACGAGTACGGCGACGGCTGGACGGCACGATTGAGTTGGTTTCTGATAACCCGATCTACCCTGTCGAAACAATTGGAGCTGACAGAATTGATCAGCTCACGATAATCGGTCGCGTCGTTTATTTCTGCCGCGCACCGTAAGATTAGCTCAAACGCTAAAATCTAAATTTCTAACGGCGCAAAGGCCGTTTTTGAGACTTCCCACCTCGGCTTTAACCGAAGTCGGAAGTCGTTGGCATTTTTCCAAGCAAAATCAGTACTGTAGTCAAGGTGGGCAGTTTTTGGAGTAGGTGGGCAGTTTCTTCCCACCTTGCGACGGCCTGCGTATTGCGTCGTCGCGCTCACTTAAAGGCGCAATCGCCAGCTATTTCCGGTCTGGCCGCTTTACCCTCTCAATTTTCTCTTTTCTTTTCAGAATGTTGTTCTTGTCAGCACCGTTGGCAGAACAATGCGAGAAGAATGCGTGAATCTGTGACAGAGAATGCGCGGTTTAATGCCGGTTTTGATGGGCAACTTTCATCCTGCTTCCTCCTGCCGTTAGAGGCAGGGAGCCTGTTTCTCTTTATTTCACAGAGGTTTGCGGTTGTTTCAGATTGGTTAGCCCCTGTGACAAAGGTTACACCCCCCTACAGGGACACCAAGCCCGTGGCAGAGCCCGGTTGTGCATCCGCCGTTCCATCGAACCCGAACAGTCGCCAGGGCCGCTTGCGCGTGCAAAGCCCGATTAGGCAGGATGGGATAAGATGGATATTATCGTTGGTATCGACGTGTCGAAGGAGCGTCTCGACGTTGCGGTTTCACCCTCTGGTGCAAGTTTTTGTGTCGGGAACGACCATGATGGCATCGAAGAACTGACGCGTCGCCTCAAGGTGGAGAAAGTCGATCTCGTGGCGCTGGAAGCGACGGGCGGCTTTGAAACGCTGGCTGTGGCAAAGCTCGGCCTGCGACATCTGCGTGATCGTCGTCAACCCGGCGCAGGTTCGCGCCTATGCCAACGCCATCGGTCGGCGTGCCAAGACCGATGCGATCGATGCAGCCCTGATTGCCGCCTTCGTCACGGCGACGAAACCGCAAATCCGACCGCTGCGCGATGCGCAAACCCAGGCTTTATCGGCCCTTGTCGACCGCAGGCGACAGATCGTACAGATGATCGTGGCTGAAGAGAACCGGTTGCGGATGGCGTTGGAGAAGACGACGCATAAGAGCATCAGACGGCTGCTGGATGCGCTACGCCGCGAGATGGAGAGTATCGATGCTGATATGGATGACCATATCCGCAAGTCACCCTTGTGGCGTGTGCGCGAGGCATTGCTGACCTCGGTTCCAGGTGTGGGGCGGGCCACGGCGCGCACCCTTCTGGCCGAAATGCCGGAGCTCGGCAGCCTCGACAGACGCCAGATCGC